TAATAATCGGCTGTAAAAGCTGTTTTTGAGGCATTTCTGCCAATTTGTTCGTTGTTTCGCATAACGTAAAAATTTGAGTTAAGAGCATGAAGAGATGGGTCGCTGCGAAACAACGAACAATTATGGCAATTGTAGGAAGATGCGATACTTTCACTCGCTCGCCCATCTCTAGGCTCATATGTTTTTTTTGAAGTACCATAATTAAAATTGTTTCGCATAGCGAAGATACACAAAAAAACAAAAGATGCAAGTATTAATTTCATAACTTCTTGTTTTGTAGCGGTGGCGGGTATCGAACCCACTACCTCTGGCAAAGCACGCCAGCGAGCTGCCATTGCTCCACACCGCGATTTATTCTTCTTTTAGTTCATCCACTTTATCCCAGAAATCACTCGATTTTATGGGTATAATGGCTATTATTTCTTTTTTATCCCACGGTAAAGAGAGCGTTTCAAGCAGTTTAGCACCTTTTTTAAGATGCGGCTTGATGCTTATAAATGCATTGTACCTGGTAATTTCCCAGCGCTCCCTGCTTTCGGCTTCCTGTTTGCGGGAATAGCCCACTACCTTATTTTCAAACTGGCGCGGCGTCATTGAATAAAACTGCGATGGCGATAAATCAAGTTCACCAATAGCAAGTTCCTCAAGCTGGTCCCAGGTTACTTCTTCCTCTTTTTCGGGCTTGCGGGCTTTGCCGGATTGCTTTTTTTTTCTTGAGGAAAGCTGGCGGCAAAGACTTCCATGATCTCAGCCATTTTAGTCGAATCATAGATTACTTCGCCTATGATAAGATCCTGGTCCTCGTCAAAGTCTCCCTGAATACCGCTGAAAATAACATCGCGCAGATCATCTATCTGCTCAAAGGTGGGATCTTCGCCCATGTCTGAAAACTTCGACAAACGCTTAATGAGTTCGCCGAAGGTTTTAATGTTCCAGATTTTGGAAAGCGTACGATGGCTTCCATAGTTGAAAGCTATCGTATACTTTTTACCGTTTATTTCAATCACTGGTTTTCTCATACCGCGATAACTCCTTTAGTAGGCGCACCATTTCCGGTAAGCGAGAAGCTTGCGGTGGGATCTTCATTTACCGCGCTGCTGGCATCCAACTGACTGAAATATGCCTTGCCGCTGTAGAATGTATTGCCGGTGCTGCTAGGGGTAAACTCAACATCAATCTCTGTTTTTGCGAGCATTGCATCAAACAGATCTTCAAAGTTGACATACTCTGTAGGTGCATCCACCGTACTCACCAGCAGGCTTTCACCGCTTGCACTCCAATCAATGATATTTGGTGCGCGTTCTACACCGTCTGTATCTTTGGTTGCCCGCTCCCTGAAATCCAGCGTTAAACTTATAGATGCCGAAGTCTCGTGCGCGAATTTTTTACCGTCAATCGTAAGTCTTAAAATGCCCTCTACTGTCTGTGCCATTGGTTTTATTTTTTAAATGTGAAACTCATTGTTACGTAAGCCGTTTTTAGGCCATTGCTGTAATCGCTGTCTGACCCCTGAAAATAGAAGCTCTTTAAAATGCCTGCTTCCAGTAACTGCTCCTTAATATTCTGGGCGCTCTGTGCGCCGTTTAGGTAATCATCGTCAAAGACGGTCACCGCCAGGTTATAATTGCCCAGACCACCTTTGGCCTCTGGATTGACTTCATCAACTTTATAGGTTATAAATGGTCTATCGGTGCCTTCTTCCGCATACAGCGGAAACACGCCACCCGCAAAACGCGCCTGGGCTTCTGCAGTTGCCGTTATTGCTGTATATGCTGCTTTTATCGCATCAACCATCTCCTAACCTATCTATTGATTTTTGCACATATCGTGCTAATTGTACCCTTGCTTTTTCACGCGCACCCGGCACCGTAATCGTTCGGGCGCGGCCTACAAAGGGATTTGCCCTGGTCTTACCTTTACCGGTTATTTTGCGGCCATATTCAACAAAGTGGGCGTAATACGCCTTCTTTCGATTTGGGGCGACCTTCACACCGGCAAGCGCTGCATCACGGAAACGAATCCTGCTGATGCGCAACGACTTTTTAAGCGCGCCTGTTTTCCCTTCCGGGGCTTCCTGCCTTGCGGCGGCAAGCGCTGGTTTTGCCACACGGCGCATGATCTTCTCGATCTCGCGGCCCTTGACTTTATCCGGCAGGCGCTTTAATTTTGCGCGGAGCTCTTCAAAGCCTTCCACGTCTATATCTATGCGGTTACTCACGACGGGAGCATTTCAACTCAATGAACACATCACGGCCGTGAACACCTACATAATTGACATCCCACTTTACACCATCGTCAACCACGATCAAGTTTGCACTGTCCTGGTAAACTGCCTTGCGGTAGCGTATAAAGTAGCGGCGTACCTGCAGAGCGATCACGGTACCATCGTCAAGGCTCTCACCGCCGCTGGTATCTTCACGCTTTGCCCACACCGGGGCTATTTCATTGAACGTATCAGACCGTTCCCCTATCGTATTCCTGCCACCGGCAACACGTTGTAAGATCACGCGGCGGTTGAGATCGCCAATAGATGGAAGGTCATTTGCCATTGTTACCCGTATTTTCTAAAAGGGCGCAGCAATGACTGGCTGGCCTTATTGGTTATTGCCTTGCGGTCTTCACGATAGGTGTACATGTCTGAAATTTCCAGCAGCATGGCCCGTCGTATATTGTCAGGAAGCGTATTTGCATCCCATCCGGAAACAACGGTCGCGGTGATCACGGCCTCTGCATCGCGCGCCACTTCAAATTCCTGAAGGAACAACAACCTGCTTTCCTTATCGTAGGTGATCAGCTTGTGATTACCCAGATCGTACACTTTATCTTCACCATCCACATCCACATAATCAATCGCGGTCACAGCGGTTACTGGATGCACAGGAAGTATAATTTTTCGAGCACCTTCATCTGCATATACCTTTACATCGCTTTTTGCGACCGGATAGCCCAAATACTGGGAAGCCGAATCAAGCGCTGCACCTATGTACAGTTCAATGAGATCATTATCAAAAGCTTGATCTTCCTCTATGCGCAATTGGGCTTTCGCCTGTGGCAGTGTGATAAGATCTAGCGGTGATACGAGTTGCGATATGACGGTGTAGTTCAGCATTATTCCTGTACTTCTAAGGCGTAACCAGCTTTTATAAGCTCATCGGCCTGTTTAGCTTCCATTTTTGGAACAACTTCCCCCACGGAATAAGAAAGAAAGAACCTGCCAGATGGCGACTTCTCAATCAATACTTTCTTATACTTAGAATCTTTTGCTTTTTTTGGAGCTTTTACTTTTTTTACCTTTTTCTCAGGAAATTGATTGCCGATGATACGCTCTGAAAGTGTATCATCACCAATATTATCGGCAAACTCAATTTTTAAATCAGTTGCCATAGCCTTCAAATCTTCGGAATTAAGAGCAGCTAGCTCTTGTACCAGCTGCTCTTTTGTTTTTATATCACTCATGGATTTGGATTAAAGGGTTATTTTCTTATTGATGGCAAAACCCTGTGGATTTGCTGCCATAATATCGCGGTGCAGATTAACAATCATACGCACCTCATTACTACCGGCTTTAGTATATGGATCGACAACGAGGTTCATACCACCCCAGAAGCCAGCATATACGTTAGCCATATCACCATAAACAACAGGATAGTTATCCGCAGTGCCAGTAAGAACTGGGAGCAAAGATGTGCGGACGGTGCGAGTACCGTACAGCTCATTTCTCATATTCATAAGGAAAACACCACTTCCAGCATCCAATGGAATGCTCTTAGCGATAGCACCCAATTTTTTATGAATCAAGAAAATAGGATTCCCATTAGGGATATTTTCATCATCCACAGCGCCTTCCAACTCATTGATTTTAGCAAGGGTCAACTTACCTTCTGCACCGGCATAAACAAAAGCAACTTCGGGATCATTAAGAAGCCCCAAAGTATTAGGAGCGACACCATCACCATTCAACATATCAAGCATTAATCGCTTGTTTAACGCCGTGGTTATTCGGTTACGAATATCGGTTTCAACATTCCATTCAGATTGAATAAGAAGTTGATTTGAGATAGCGGTTTCCATCGCGGTACGCTTGGGCTTCATTATCCTTTTATCCCATTCCTGCTTTTGAGGAGTTGTGTTTGCGGTTTCTGCAAGATTCTCGAAAGTAAACTCACTACCTCTAACAAGTGGATAATCACCTATAAGGCCCCGTTTTACGGTTACACCTAGATCTTCTATAGAAAGACGATCTTCAAAGGTGGGCAGCATTTCACCTACTTCTTCACGAACC